GCCCTTCACTATCGCTGTACTCTCCCCAGATTTAATAGGGTATTGTCTAAATACCTCTAATGAACCTGCGTCAAATCTGCCGATTGGGTTTAATCCAAATGGTGCTGCTACGCTACTCATAATTAAGTTCCTTCTCGGTTAAATTTACGTCATTAAGATGTGCGAGTTACCTTTTCTGGTCTAAGAACTGGCATCCTCGAATCGGACTCACGAAGATAATTATTATCCACAGAAGCGATCTGTTGATCATTCTTCTCTTTATAATGTTCTCTCCTTGCATCCATATTTTCTGTGGAGTTCTTGCAAAGTAGCAAACCTCCAACCTCTACATTGCCTTTAAACTTTGAATCAACATCGGTCAGCACTTTTAACTCTGGATGATCTTCTGCTTTCACTGGCTCCCATCCTTCACGAAACTTTGAAGAAACATTAGTCATGTCAGCTTGTCCTAGAGTTGAGGTGCGTATCCACCTGTACTCAACGCCTGGTTTAGGCTCTGGGTCAGGGATAGAATTTGGTCTAGTCCAAGTAACCTTTCTTTTTGTTGCTTCTCTGCTTTCTTCTGTGCGTAAAGTTCTATCAGCCATTTGAAGCCTCCTTTAAAAGCTGTGCTGCATATTGCTCATTGCTGAGACCTAGTCTTCTAGCAAGATTTACTTGTGTTGAGGTCAGTTGCACTTTGCGTGGTTGTTTTGCACTTCTACTAGGAGGGGCAACCACGGAGCCACCAGTTCGTGGAGGTGCACTTACCTCTTTTGTCTCCACATTCTGGTTGTCTTGAAACTCTTCTGGAAATTTAGCTTTCATAGCTTTGTCAATTTCACTGTAATATAATTCTGGTTCTACTTTAGGGCTTATGTTCTTTTTAATTAATTTTTGATGAACACCTAAAGCATATCCTGTCATCTCTTCATAGCCATCTTTTTGAAACCAATCATTTTCAGCCATCCATGCTTTGTCTTCTTTTGTTGGCTCGTGCTTTGGAACAGGTGTATAACTTTTTTCCTGTTGCTGCACTGGCTTTTCTTCTGTTCTTTGCTTTGGCTTATAGTCTTGTATTTTGAGTTGTTCAGCTTGTGCTTGATTTAGTTTAAGCTGTGCCTCAGTAATTCTATCAGGATCTCCTGCTTCATAAGCCTCTTTGTATTCTTTCTTGGCTGCCTCTATCATTGCAGATGTTTTGCCTTTTACTTGCTCAACTAATACTGCCTCTCCGTCATCTATAGTTTTTCTAAGTTTATTATTTTCTTGCAGTATTCTTTCAGCGTGTTTTACAGCTTCTTCTTTTTCTCTTTCAGCAGCTTCTTTTTTTCTTCTCTCTTCATGATACTCATACTTTAATGTTTTAATTCTTTTTTGAACATCGCCTTTGTATGAACTTATCTCATCATCTTCAGGAATATCAGGCTTTGTTCCTTCTGTTCTTGCGGGTCTATTTTTGTCCTCTTCAGGAGTATCGTCTACAACCTCAACCTCTAGTTCAGGTGCAGCCTGATCTTCTGTTTCTAATTTTTCTGCTGTATTTTCATTCATGCTCTTGTATACCCTCTTGGATCATCAACAACTGCTTCTACAGTGTCATCGTTAATTAATCTAAATTCATCACCTTTTATTTTAAATCTTGTTCCCGAATAAGATCTAAAAATTACAAAATCTCCCTTTTGACAATATGGTCCATTAGGAAACTTTTCTTGATCTTTGTAACACTCATCACCCATCTCTACTACAAAACCTATGATAGATGCAGTTTCTTCCAGCTTTATTAATTTATCTGGCATGTGAACTCCACCCTCGGTTTTCTCTGCCATTTTAGGTATACTTATTAAAAGTTTATACCCTTTTGGCTGGGGCAACTTTAATTTGACATCTTCTTCGATGCTCTTTTGCGCTGTGTACATGTAAGCTATCCTATAATATTTTTTTTATTTTGCAAACCCTTAATCTTCAATAAACCTTTTCTCAAGCGTACGCACTTCCTCTTCCAGTATGTTGAGCGCTTCGATTTTACCACATGTGTACCTATAATCTTCGTGGGAAGAAGCTCCACCGCTCGTGATATAACTACTCCAAGCATCCTTCATCTCCTTTATTTTACCAAGTATTGGTGTGTATATAGTTTCGTTTCTACTCATTCTGTAATTGTTTTGCTGCGTCTAAAACTAATTTTGCTTCTTCTTTTTGATCTTTAGCTGCATCAGTAGCTAACTTTGCCGCAATTCTTACACCCTCTCTTTTATCTTCACTTTCAAGTCTGTCTTCTTGTAGCTCTTTGTTTATTTTAGTTTTAGCTGCCTCTAACTCAAGTTTTAATTTATCCATCTCTATTTTGTGTTGAAGCTCTGCTTCTTTAATAGCTAGTTCTCTTTGCTGAATTTGTGTTAATGGATCTTCTTGCTGTTTCTTAGCTTCCGCTGCTTGTATCTCAGCTTGATTTGCACTCAATAGTTTTTGAGCTGCTTGAGCGGTTATTTTAGAAAGCTCTTCCTCTGCATCTTCTGGTAGAGGCTTATCCTCATTAGGCATTGGCACACCTAATCTTTCTTCTATTTCTTTTCTATACTGGAATGCCACATGTTCTGTAATATGTGCAGCTAATGCTGCTTGTATCGCTCCAGCAAAAGGAGATTGACCTACTATTTCTTTTAACTTTGGATCATTTGCAGCAGCCAAATGCACCGTTAAGTGTGCCTCATGATCCTGATATTTAAATGCTTTAACAGGCTCTTGTTTTAGTATCGCCATATTTTCTGATACTGGATCTGCTGGTTTAATATCTTCTTTTAACTTTACTATTTCTTTTGCATCACTAATTCCAAGCACCTCTAACATTTGCCTGTGAAGTTTACCCATGTCATATAGTTGTGGAGCTTGTTGAGCTAATTGCAATGCACTTTGATACTGCATAATTCTTTGTGACATAGTTGCAGCATTTGGATCAGATACTGGTATCACATCAACCCTGCCATCAAAATCTTTTGTTCTGCTAAACTCACCTTCCATTTCATATGCATATGTGGATGGCATGTAATCATGGATTATCATTGCGATTATTCTTAATTCTTTTTTTAGAGCAGCATGAAGTCTTGACTGAACACCTGACATAACTTTCATGGATCGCTCCATGAGAGCAAGTGTTGTTCCTACTGGCGCTTGCGCGTTGATGTCTCCAACTTGTATATCTGCAACGGAGCCAATCCTTCTCCCCTCGTCAACGATATTTTGGAGTAATTGGTACAAGACGGAACTTGGCTCTTTGTAAGGAATGAAAGTAATCGCGTCACGAATCGCACCACCAGGGACATCAACGTCACGGAACTCACCAGGCATGAGAGGCGAATCATCCCCTTTGATGCGTAAACCACGAGCTTTAAGACCAGCTGGTAAATTAGATAAAGTACCAGCATCGATAAGTTGACGAAGAATGCTTGTAGCGCTTTTAGCAAGTCCACCAATAAGGTGTATAAGCCCTGTACCATAGAACCCAAGCCCTGGAAGATATTTGTAATGTACAAAGTATTGAACTTTCTTTTTCTTTTCATCGTCTTCATAATAATTCCTTCTAATTGATAGTATTGTTCTAGAAGACTTATCTATCGTAACAACATAAGGTCTTTCAATACCATCCTTATCATCAAATGGCTCTGGCATTTCTATATCTGCATGCATCTCTAAAAGAGTATGCCTGTCATCATCTTCTATTACAGCAGACTCACCATCAAGCTCATCATATTTTTCTTGTATATCTGACATATCTGGCTCTGGATCTGGTAGATCAACATCACGATAAAATCCATTCACCATTAATTTTGCTATTTCATTTGCTGATTTTTTCATAACATGTGTGTATCTCGCACATGTCATTAAATCTGTAGCTCCATATGAAACTACAAAGTCCTCCGCAGGAACAAACATTGCACACGGTCTTTCTAAGAGAGGATCATAATAGACTTTTTTGAACGCTGATCCTGCGAGAGGAAGTTTGAAGAGCATCTGCTCTGTCTCATCTCTGTATTCTGTCATCTCCTCTGTGAGAAGATAATTCATTTCATTTTCTACACGATTAGCCTGATCATTTTTTTCTGTTGACTGTTTACCTACTATCTTTGTCCTAACTGGACCTCCTGCTGGGAATATCTCTCCCATTGCTTGCGCTTGAAAACGCACAATACTTTCTGTTAACACAGGATGAAATACTCCAGATGCACCTGACCAAGGCTGCTGTCTTTCTTCTATTTTCATTCCAAGAAGATCTAAACCTTTTACATAAGATTTAGCCCAATCACCTCTTGATTTCCTGTCTGTGTTAAAACTATCTATTAATTCATCTGCTAATTTTTGTAACTCACCTTCTTCTAAAAATTCTGCTAAGTTACTATCGTGATCTGGTCCAAGTAATTCTTCTGTCTTACTACCTTCAAAGTCTATAACAACTCCGCCATCTTCTGTAGCAACAGAAACTGAATCAGGATTTTCAATCTCTACTTGTATCTTTTCTTCCTGTTCAGCTAAAACTTTTTCGCTTAGTTCCGCTGGTGTCATTTGTTTTTCGACAGCCATGAATTACTCCTTATTTAATTCTTTCTAAAATTCTATCTATCTTTTCTTCTAACCTGTTTATTGCCACAGTCACATCGTCTCTTTTTGCATAATCTTCTCTAGTTTTGTTTAACAATATATCAATTCTTTTTATTTCTCTAGATTGTGTTCCTAAAAACCATCCACCGCCTAAAACGATTATGCCAATAAGACCATCTATTATATGCGTCATTTCCATTAGTAATACTCCACTGGTCTTCTGTATACTGGCTCATCATCCCAGTCATCCATATTTGTTCTAATCCAACCACCTTGCCTGAATCTTAACAGAGCTTGTGTAGTTGAGTCAACTAAGTCATCATGATCTCCAGATGGAAAAGATGCACACTCCTCTATAACTTCATCTGCCCACCTAGTGGGTGGGTGCCATATTACACCACTTGCAAATAGATCTGTGACTGCATTTACTCTAGCAATTTTATCCTGACCACGGCTTGGCGTGAACTCTGTAACGGGTATGCCCATAGATCTTAATTCAAAAATTAATGGCGATCCTGCTGCTTTTGCTTCAATAATCATTTGATCAGGATCAAACTCATGATACTTGTCATAAGCGGCTCTTTTTAATTCTGGAAACTCTAACTTTTCTTTATAGGCATCTATTAAAATTAAATTAGGAACTGTTTGCCCCTCTGAGTTTGGGTGATGGAATATTCCCCATGTAGTGCATGCGCTGTAGTCAGCTCTCTGGGTTTTTAGAAAAGCTGTATCCCAAGATTGTATAATTGCATCGCAAGGTGGTAGTTGTGGCTTTTTCCATTCCTGCCACCATTCTCTTTTTATCAGAGCGCCTTCTTCAGAGGTGGGGTCTTGTTGATATTGTGCATTCCATTTTGATACAGGCAGTTCTGCTTTGATTGCTTCAAGCTCTTCTTTTTTCCAAAACTGTTCCCATAACGCTTTACCTGATGGCATAATAGCTGGAAGCTCTATAACTTCCCACTCACTACTGCCTTCTCTTTGCGTTGCATTTTTTATTATCTGACCAGTTAAATCTCTTTTACTCCATCGTGTCATAACAATAATTATTGCACCACCTGGTTGTAATCTTTGTCGTGGACCAGAAGTGTACCACTCGTAAACTTTGTCATAAACTTCTGGATTGTATGCGCCAACTGTTGCATCCTGCTCTGAATGCGGATCATCAATAATTAAAACATCTGCACCTTTACCTGTTACCGCGCCGCCTACACCGATAGCAAAATATTCTCCGCCCTTGTTTGTGTTCCAACGACCTGCCGCCTTACTATCTGCCGATAATGTCACACCTTTGAAAATTTTCTGAAAATCTTCAGACTGAATAAGATTCCTAACCTTTCTTCCAAACCCTACAGATAACTCTGCGGTGTGTGCAGTCTGTATAATTTTTTT